AGTGTTTATTCTGTTATTTATGCCAAAAATAAAGGCCACTATCAGGCAGCTTTGTTGTTCTGTTTACCAAGTTCTCTGGCAATCATTGCCGTCGTTCGTATTGCCCATTTATCGACATATTTCCCATCTTCCATTACAGGAAACATTTCTTCAGGCTTAACCATGCATTTCGATTGCAGCTTGCATCCATTGCATCGCTTGAATTGTCCACACCATTGATTTTTATCAATAGTCGTAGTCATACGGATAGTCCTGGTATTGTTCCATCACATCCTGAGGATGCTCTTCGAACTCTTCAAATTCTTCTTCCATATATCACCTTAAATAGTGGATTGCGGTAGTAAAGATTGTGCCTGTCTTTTAACCACATCAGGCTTGGTGGTTCTCGTGTACCCCTACAGCGAGAAAAATAGTAAAATCCTCTTACCCCTACAGTAAGAGAGTGATTTATATGTCTGATGAAAAAGGAATAATAAGTAGGATTACAGATGCAGTTTCTGGTGCCGGAGGTGCTCTGATGAGTGCTGTTGGCGCAGTAAAGGAAATCCAGAAAATGCAAATAGACTACTCAGTAAAAGAAAAAACATACGAACTTGTCGATAAGCTCATGGATGCCCAACAGCAGCAAATGTCACTTAATGAGCTTTTGATGATTTCTAAGGACAAGATTATTGAGCTTGAAGAAAAGATAAATCGAGCCTCTAAGTGGGAAGAGGAAAAGAAAAACTATGAGATGTATACACCTACTGTTGCTACGGTGGTTTATCGTCTCAAAAAATCGGCAAATACCGGTCAGCCAATGCACTATCTTTGCGCTCAATGCTATGAATCTTCTGTGAAATCCATACTTCAATACGAAGGATTTGCACCACCTTCTAACCATAGGATGAGATGCCATAGGTGTAACGCCTCCTATCTGTTCCCTAAATCTGCATTTTCTAAATAAGTGGTATAGATTTACCTTTAATTTTCTGGCGTCCTCTGCATGTTATGCCGCGTTCGCCATGCTTGCTGTACCATGTGCGCTGATTCTTGCGCTCAATACGTTGCAGGTTGCTTTCAATCTGTTCGTGGTATTCAGCCAGCACCGTAAGGTCTATCGGATTTAGTGCGCTTTCTACTCGTGATTTCGGTTTGCGATTCAGCGAGAGAATAGGGCGGTTAACTGGTTTTGCGCTTACCCCAACCAACAGGGGATTTGCTGCTTTCCATTGAGCCTGTTTCTCTGCGCGACGTTCGCGGCGGCGTGTTTGTGCATCCATCTGGATTCTCCTGTCAGTTAGCTTTGAGTAACGCGCCGTGATGCTTATCCCCACGGTTGCTGTCTTGCAGCTGCATTTCGCGCTACTCAAAGCTTTCTGCTTTGAATGCTGCCCTTCTTCAGGGCTAAATTTTTAAGAGCCTCACCTTCAATGGTGGTTAGTGCGTCCTGCTGACGGGCTAAGTATCACCGCTAGTGGTATTTGTGTCAACACCGCTAGAGATATTTTATCACCGCAAATGGTTATCTGTATGTTTTTTATATGGATTTATTTTTTCGAGTGAGTGTATTGCCTCGGCGATGTAAGGAGAGATCAGAATTGCGTTGTTTAGTGAGTTGTATCTATTTATTTTCCAATAAATACAATTGGTTATGTGTTTTTAGGTGGGGCGATCGTGAGGCAAAGAAAAACCGGCGCTGAGGCCGGGTTAATGCTGGGGAGTGATTTTTTTGTTGTCTGTTGGCTGGGTATTTTGTGGCGGCGCTTGCAAAGGTGCGTGGTCTGACTTTAAAGCTGATACCAGCCCGGGAATCGCAACTATTACAGCGATAATGACACTAAAAATGGCTAATCGTATAGAAATACCCGACTGAACACCACTAATTGCGGTATTAACCCCTGTTATTTGTCCTTGAATTCCTTCGAATCTCCCATTAATTGCTTTTAAATCGCCAGCAGCGCTATCCATTTTTCCATCGATCTTGGACGATAGAGAGCTTATGGCCGCATTAAGTGATGCAAATTGGACATTAACGCTTTCACGAGATAGAGCCATGTCAGCCCTAATGGAAGAAGCAATAGACTCCATCTCTGCTTTATTAGCAGCTAAGCGAGCATCAAGTTCCTCTCTGCTGATCGTTCCCACTTCTTCCTCCGTTTGTGGCGGTTTTATGTAATTATTTTGCACCTTGGTGGGAGAATTATCAAATTCAGCCTCAAAATCGGAACCGCCAACAACCTTCAACCTCCGGCTTTCAGATATGTTGGTGTCTTGCTTTCCATGATTATTTAAATTGCTGTCGTCACTCATAATAGCTCTACGGTGAAAAATGATTCATTTTTATGAAGTTCATTTTTAGGGTCTTCATTATCTTGCAATCTCCCTATAACACTATACAGCCCTTTAGCTGGGACCCTAATTTCTTTCAATGTTACTATTACCTGTCCGCCAACCCCTGTTTCAAAATGGCTATCTTTCGTATCGATGAAAAGTGAAACTGATTCCGAAGAGCCGTCAGGGAATTGAATTTCCTCACCTTTTTTTATAATTAGGTGCGCGGGGATTACCATAATACCCAAATTATATCTTGAATTTGGTTTCAACCCGATCATACCAACCCTGAAATCAATTGATAGCCGCGCAGGAAATTCATTGCATGTAAAATTAAGCGTCGGTTGGTTGGGTTCTTCGCTGCTATCAAATGGGGTTATAAAAGATATTCTTTCTAAATTAAGTGCCATAAATTCTCCTGCATCGCTGTATGCTCTACGAGCATCTCGGCGACTTATCATCACCCAAACGTCTCTTCAGGCCACTGACTAGCGATAACTTTCCCCACAACGGAACAACTCTCATTGCATGGGATCATTGGGTATTGTGGGTTTAGTGGTTGTAGGAACACCTGACCGCTATCCCTGATCAGTTTCTTGAAGGTAAACTCGTCACCACCAAGTCTGGCTATGCAGAAATCACCAGGCTCAACAGTCTGCTCAGGGTCAACAAGAATTAACATCCCGTCAGGAAAGCTTGGCTTGTAGCCTGTTGGTGCGGTCATGGAATTACCTTCAACCTCAAGCCAGAATGCAGAGCCACTGGCTTTTTTAGTTGTGCTTACCCATTTCTCCGCATCACTTTTGGTAAAGGTTCTAAGCTCAGGCGAGAACATCCCGGCCTGAACATGAGAAAAAACAGGGTACTCATACTCACTTCTAAGTGACGGCTGCATACTAACCGCTTCATACATCTCGTAGATTTCTCTGGCGATTGAAGGGCTAAATTCTTCAACGCTAACGTTGAGAATTTTTGCAAGCAATGCGGCGTTATAAGCATTTAATGCATTGATACCATTAAATAAAGCACCAACGCCTGACTGCCCCATCCCCATCTTGTCTGCGACAGATTCCTGAGATAAGCCAAGTTCATTTTTCTTTTTTTCATAAATAGCTTTAAGGCGACGTGCGTCCTCAAGCTGCTCTTGTGTTAACGGTTTCTTTTTTGCGCTCATACATTAAATCTATCACCGCAAGGGATAAATATCTAACACCGTGCGTGTTGACTGTTTTACCTCTAGCGGTGATAATAATTGCATGTACTAAGGAGGTTCTATGGAACAACGCATAACCCTGAAAGATTATGCAATGCGCTTTGGGCAAACCAAGACGGCTAAAGATCTCGGCGTATATCAAAGCGCGATTAACAAGGCCATTCATGCAGGCCGAAAGATTTTTTTAACTATAAACGCAGATGGAAGCGTTTATGCGGAAGAGGTAAAGCCCTTCCCGAGTAACAAAAAAACAACAGCATAAATAACACCGCTCTTACACATCACAGCCCTGAAAAAGGGCATCCAATTAAACCACACCTATGGTGTATGCATTTATTTGCATACATTCAATCAATTGTTATCTAAGGAAATACTTACATATGGTTCGTGCAAACAAACGCAACGAGGCACTACGAATCGAGAGTGCGTTGCTTAACAAAATCGCAATGCTTGGAACTGAGAAGACAGCGGAAGCTGTGGGAGTTGATAAGTCGCAGATCAGCAGGTGGAAGAGAGACTGGATTCCCAAGTTCTCAATGCTGCTTGCTGTTCTTGAATGGGGGGGCGTTGACGACGACATGGCTCGATTGGCGCGACAAGTTGCTGCGATTCTCACCAATAAAAAACGCCCGGCGGCAACCGAGCGTTCTGAACAAATCCAGATGGAGTTCTGAGGTCATTACTGGATCTATCAACAGGAGTCATTATGACAAATACAGCAAAAATACTCAACTTCGGCAGA